ACATTACAGATTGTGGGGAAAGAAGAAATCAAAGAAAATTTGGGGAGATCTCCGGATTTAAGTGATATGATGATGATGAGGGCATATTTTGAACTAGATAAGCCGATGAAATTCAAGATGCCGGACTTGTCTGTTATTGGTTTTGGTGGGGTAAATCCCTACTTTTAATTTTTTCTGATATATTCTAACTATGATAAGTGAAAAAATGATTACCAAAGACAAGATGGAGTTTATTCTAAATGCGGATGCGAGGGATGGCTATGAGTTTCAAAAAAGAAAGCAATCAGATTGGAAAGAAAATTATGAATTGTATCGGGATAAGGTAATTACCAATAGATTGACACAAAGGCAATCGGTGAATATCCCCCTGATGAAACAGATAATTAAAACTTTACTCAGTAAGATAGATGATTTTGTTGATCTGGAGTTTACTAATTTGGATAATGATAAGCAAAAAGAATTATTTTATAGTTTGTACTGGACAGATGTGGTTAAAAGAGAGAACCGATTGGAGCTAAAAGACAAAGTAGACAAAAAACAGGTTATGTTATTCGGAAGAAGTTTTGAAAAACTAAATGTTATGGCCGGTAAGGTAAAATTTCATATCATAGATCCACAGGATATGAGGGTAGATAGGTATGTTGATCCCACTGATATTGACTCGGCAAAATATATTATTCAAGATAATATTTTTGAGACTTTAAGCGACCTAAAACAAAATGCAATGTATGACCAAGATGTAGTTAAGAAGATGGAAGAGTTTTTTGAGACAGAAATTGGACTTCAATTATCTCAGGACAATAACGATCAGTTGGCGAGGAAAAATGATGCCATGAAAGATATGGGAGATACTTCTATTGATAATCCGGAACTTGGTCACACCTTAGTTCAAATGCAAGAGGGATTTTTCAAGGTTTACAACCCGGATATAGAAGAAGAGGAAATAATTTTTACTGTAAGTGGGGCAATAAAGGTAGATGGACAAGATAATAGGTTAATTCTCTTTATGGACACCTTGGAGAACGTAATTGATCCTAATGGTAATTGTCCAGATCACTTTTGGAGATACCACTACCCAATTGAATCTTGGGGAGAGGATATTGAAAACCGAGATTTTTGGTGTGATGCGGTGGCGGACAGCGTTAGAACTCCAAATAAAATCGTCAATTCGTGGTTTAGTCAAACGGTTGAAAATAGAACTTTACGGAACTTTGGGATGAATTATTATAATTCTTCTTCGTCCGGAGAAGATGGGGCATTTATACCTCAAACATTTGAACCAAAAGCATGGGGTTGGTATCCAATTCCGGGTAATCCAAATGATTTAATTAAAAGTGTAGAAATACCTCAATTAACCGGAAATTTGGAAGAAATTAACTTTGTAGTTGGAATTGCGGAGAAAGCAAGTGCGGCTACGGCTATCACTCAGGGAGTGGCGGAGAGAAAGAGAATTACCCTTGGGGAAATCCAACTTCTAGCCGGTAATGCGATGGATAGAATCCAAAGTATGAGTCTTTACTACCAACAGGTTTGGTTAAATATAGGGCAAAAATATGTAAAATTAGTAGAAGCGATGGGAAATGATATTGAAGCAGTCAAATTATTTAAAAAAGGTTATCAAGGGACTGTCTTTAATAAAGAACTTACTCCTCAAAGTTGGAGATCTGCGAGTGGATATAGTGTTAAGGTTATTAGTAAAAAAGACAAATCTGATCAGGATTTAGATCAAATTCAAAAATTAAATGCTGTTAAGTCATTTATGCCAATGAATACGGCATTAAATGATATAATTAAAAAGAAATTATTAGACGTTGGAGGTTTAAATCCGGATGAAATAAAAGTAATTATGGAGGCAGAAGCAAAAATGCCAAGTCCGATGACACCTCCTGTTGAACCGGGTGATGTTAATATCCCCAAAATGACACCGCTAAGCCAGTTACCACCTCAAAGTACGCCCGGTGGTGGGGTTTAGTGTTATTATTTAATCAATACAATGAATATCTTAGATCAATTAGTAGAAAAATTAGGGGGATGGGAGAACTTAAACTCAGAAGAACAGGCACTTTATTTAGATCATATTAAAGTAATTGAGGGAAAAGCGATTACGGTTGACGATACTAAAGACTTTGTTCGGAGAATGATTACTAGCATTGAAAGAATTTTAGTAGACACCCCGGAAAAAAGCCGAGAGTCTATGAATTTAAAAGCCAGACTAAAAAACTTCCTATTATTGGAGGATTTTTTATATTCTGCTGATAGAGCCAAACAATCTTTAGAAAAATTTTATTCAACCAATCCAAAACTATGATCGCAAAAAATACCCTAGATTCTATTACGCTTAAATATTTAGAAACCTTGTTAAATAAGAATCCGGAAGATTTAGTCCCGGATGAAATTACTTTTCTTCATGCCAGAAGTGCTTATCTAAACAAGAGTGAGTTAGAGTCACTTCCTAAAATAGGTAGAAAAAAGTAAAAAGAAAGAACCTAAAAAAGAAGGTTCTAAAATNGNAACCAAAAAGTTCTTAAATAATTATTTATTAAGCAAACCCCGAATAGGGACGCAAAATTATGACAGTAACAAACAAAACAAAACCAGTCGTAGATGAGGCAGAGTTAGATAGGTTAGCCGCCGAAGAAGAGGCTAAGGTAGATGAGGTTAATGATGACGCCGAAGAGCCAGAAACTCCTAAAGTGCCGGAAGTGCCAGAAACACCAAAGGTTGATTGGGAAACTAAGGCCAAAGAGTCTGCCAAAGAAGCTCTGGTCTTAAAAGCTCAAATAGATAAGATTGAGGAAGAAAAGACTAAAAAGGTGGAAATTACCGAGGATTTTCTCAAAGAGAAATACCCGGATTGGGAAGATATGACTCTTGGTGAACAAAAAGCTATTAAAAAGACCGAAGAATTAGCTCAAGAACTCCAAGAAATCAAAAACAATACTAATCAGTTTAACAACGATCGGAAGTGGCAAGAGAACGTGGAGACTTATATCAACGAAGAAGTCCCAGACCTATTTCCTAAAATTGTTGGTAGAGAAGAGGAGTTTAAAAGATTTGCTACCCGGCCATCTCGAAAAGGATTGCCAATGGACGATCTAGCCAAAATATTCTTATTTGAAAATCCGGTAACTGAAAAGAAGCGATCATTATTTCACGCTTCCGGTGGTGAAGCTCCTCCGGCAAAAGAGGGGATGACTCCAGAAGAGGCCGCAGAATTGATGAGAACTAGACCGGGAGAATATGTCCGGCTAATAAGAGCTAAAAAACTAAACATCAAAATCTAACCTAAAATTAGGTTTGCCACTTGACAAATGAGTATAGGTATCAGATATTCTTCTTAGTACCAAACTCTTCTGTGTAAGAACGGTAATTTATATTATTTGTTTTTATATAGAAAAATATGGCAAACTATGGAACGACTTTAGCCCAAGGCTTTAGTCAAAAAGTAATTTCCCTTTTCTTTGAACAGTCCATTGCTATGGATATTAGCAATCAAGACTATGAGGGTGAAATCAAAGATAAACTTAGCAAACTGAACATAATGACGTTCGGTGCTATTGCTCTTAAAAATTATGTCGGATCGGCTCTTACTGCTGATGACGTGACCGAGAGTGTTGGTGTCCTAGAGACTGACCAACAGAAGGCTTATTATTTCAAAATCCAATCTCTTCAAAGATTTCACTCCTGGATCAAAAATCCAGATGGAACTTTAATCGATACCTTAGCAAAAACATTGGCTCAAGAAATTGACTCCTTTGTTCTAGGTTTTGGTGGAGATGTTGCTGCTGGAAATCGTGTCGGAACTGACGCTAATGACTCAACAACCATCACAGTCACCGTCACAACCGGTGCTTTTGTGGTTGCTGGTGGTACTCCTGTTACTTCCGCTTGGGTTGGTAAAGGTATTAAATGCGTTGGACACACTAAATGGTACAGAGTTAAGTCTGTTTCCTCAACAACCGAGGGTGTTATGGAAGATGATTTAGATGATGTAGCTTCTCAATATACTGGTGGAGCAATCTCTGGTGGTACTTCCTATGTCGTTGAGTCTGTTTCTAAAGTCCAAGTCGCTTACAATACTTTCTATGGAAAGATCCTTGAACTTAAACAGAAACTTGATGAGGCTCAAATCCCCTCAAGTGATAGGTTCTTAATTCTTCCTCCAGCATTAGCAAATCTTTTGCTTAAGACTAGCGAGTTAATTCCCGCCGTTCCTACCGCATACGAAGCTGTCCTCAAAGGTTTCATTGGTGAAGTGGCTGGTTTCAAAGTCTATATGAGCAATCAAGTTGCCGGAGACAATACAGATGGCTATCAAGTCCTTGCCATCCACAAGTCCTGGTTGACCTTTGCTATGGGTTGGACTGAAAGTGGTATAGAAGATCTTATCGGTGATTTCGGTAAAGCCTACAAAGGCTTGAACATTTACGGTGCTAAAGTCGTAGATGAAAGACGAAAAGCTGCTGCTATGGGATTGTTCTACATTTAGTCATTAGTTGATTGACCGGGGGGAGAGGAAACCTCTCCCCCTATGTGAGTAAACTAATTATTTTTTACTAAATATAAAATATGGCTATCTTTGAGCTAAAATCAGATCTACCGTTAAAGACACAGGAAAAAATTGATTATTTGGAGGCGATTGACTCTGCCAAAAGGACAACTGCCCAGGCCGCTTTCCTAACTGCTTTGACTCCTTACTTAACCAATGCCGTCTTAAGTGTAGACGCTTCTGGAAACATTGTGGCCGCTTCCGGCTTAACTGTCCCTACTGGATACTCCGGATTTGCTAAAAACGCTACCTTTGTTAAAACTGACGCTACTGCCAATGGACTTTATACCAACACCGGGACGACTTCGGTTGCCGCTTGGGATCTTGTAGATCAAGCCTCAACTTCAAATATAACAGATGGTGCGGTAACTATGGCAAAACTTGCCGATATTGCCACCAAAACATTTATTGGACGAGTCGCCGCCGGAACTGGAGTGCCAAAAGCCTAGTTCGGTTGCCGAAGTAAAGACTAGCTCTTGGATTAGACGAAACAATCTTAATTACTGGAACTCCAGTCAATGCTGTTGCTTCTGTTGGAACTTTAACTGTAACTGCTGGTGGAAATGATATTGCCGATGGCATGACAGTTTCTATTGGTGGTATAACTTATACTTTTAAAACTGCTTTAACTCCAACTGAGGGTGAAGTTTTAATTGGAGCAAACGATACTGCCACCTTACTTAATCTTAAAAATGCTTTAAATCACGCTGGAACTCCGGGTACTGATTATTCAGTTGCCGCCGCTAATCCTAGTGTTGTTGGTACTTCTTCGAACGCTACTACTTTGGTAATAACTGCTAAAGTCAAAGGAACTGTTGGAAATGCTATAACTTTTACTAAATCAGGTGCTTCTTTATCGGTAGATGGTGCTGGTTTTGTTGGTGGAACAGTAGTCGGTGTAAATGGATCAGTTGGTTCTCAATGGGAAGTCTTTGTTGACTCCAGTTACTTATATGTGGCGATTGCCGCAAATACTACTGCTGACGCAAATTGGCGTAGAATTAGTTTAGGCACAGCTTATTAAAAGTTTATAAAATATAAAAAAATATGGCAGCAGCTACAATAGAAATCTGCGAAAGCAACGGAGCTGGTGAGACAGTTTCGCACAATATCACGAATACCAACATGGGTAATACCGATGCAGTTAATCTTGATCCTGTGGCCTATCCTATTGCTCCCGGAAGCAGAACCTATGCTAAATATCAGAGATTGCATGTTACCAGTATCGGTACTTCTTCGGCTATCAACAACCTAAAAATCTGGCGAACTGGTGCTTTAGGTGGAAGTGCGACTCATGTCACTAATGCCGGGACGACAACTAACTATTCGGTAAAGACTTATGCGACTCCAACTACTTCTTCAATTGCCGATGTAGACAATACTATGCCAACTTCTACTCCGGCTAGTGCTAATTTAGGCATCGCTGGTGCTTTGGCTAATTCTTTGACTGCGGCTGGATATTCTGATTATTTAGTACATCAAATAATTTCAGATGCTGGTGACATCGCTGGATCAACTTCAACTATGTCATATCAGTACGATGAAATAGCTTAATATGGATATTTGTAGTGTTTGTAAAAAAGAGTTTGCTAATACTGAACAATATTTAAAGCATCTTTGCTCTACCGGCTTTAAACCAACTGATATTAAACATGCGATAAAATTAGATCCAAATTATAAAGCTATCTCCGAGGCTGCTTTGGCTAGGGGTAAAGCAAAAGGTTAAAATTTAAAAAACTCAATACAATGAGGTAAAACAATACAATGAAATATCTTTTCAATCGTGATGGTGAAGTTATAGACGCTGGAGAAAAAGAAATCTGGTGCTGGGAAGCGGTTTATGATGATGGTCAAGTCTTAAAACAATTTGGAGATGATGGCTATTTTCATCAATTCAAAGAAATAGACCAGCCAAGATTACATCAATTCAAGATGGTTCACGAAGAAAAACCCTGTTATACCTTACTCTTTAACCCGGAGAAGATGAAATTAATTCATTTCTATAAAAAGGTGGTTTTAAACATTGGCACAGAAATTGAAACCCATCTAACAGTATATTGCTTTGGTTTTGAAACCAAGACACATGGTAGAACCAATAAGGTTAATTTGATGTTAATGCCTAATGGTGAGACAGTTATCACCGAAGATACTAATTTAGTTAAATTCCAATAATATGATTAAAAGTTTGATATATTCTTATTAGTTAATTAAATAAAAACCAATGGCAGACAAAAAAATAACCGAGCTTACTACATATTCACCACCAGTAGATAACGATGTTTTGCCTATCGTTGATACAACTCTTGGGGTAACAATGAAAATTACTTGGGCAAATATCAAGGCAGCCCTAAAAACCTATTTTGATAGTCTAACTACTACCCTTACTAACAAAACTCTAACCTCACCTGTTTTAACTACTCCCCAAATTAACGATACTTCTGCCGACCATCAATATATTACCGCAGTTTCAGAACTTACAGCCGATAGAACAGTAACTTTACCTTTACTTACGGGAAATGATGAGTTTGTTTTTAAAGACCACGCTCAAACATTAACTAATAAAACACTTACCTCACCTGTAATAAATGGAGCGATAACGGGTGATGCGATTGCGACTGGGGCGACAATAACGACAGGAACAGCTAATGATGACATTGTTACTTCAAAAGCATTAGCTGACGCTACGGTTGGAAAATTAGGTGCAGCTTGGGCCACTTATACCGTTACTCCAACAAACTTGACTATTGGAAGCGGAACTATGGTTGGGAAATATATACAGATAGGAAAATTAGTTATTGGCAAGATAAGGATTGTTCTTGCGGCAGATAGTTCAATTTCTGGTACTGTTTATCTCTCAAAGCCAGTCACATCAGTTTCAACTTCATTTCCAACTACTGAGGGAGATTGCTCTTTCCTTGATAGTGGGACAGCAGAAGCATCTGGAAGATTACTTAGTTCTGATACAGGTAAGTTTACAGTTCAAGTATTTAATGCAGCGGGAACATATTTAACCATCGCAGCTGTAAATGCGACTGTTCCCTGGACTTGGGCAGCAAATGATGTTATTGATTGTAAGTTTGTTTATGAAGCCGCTTAACCTATGACCATTAAAGAACTAACAGAAAAATTTAAAGATTATGTCACCGTAGAGAGATTTGCTCCTGTGGAAAACATTGTCTTTGGATTTGTAAAGTTAGCCTTAACAGCGGTAGCAATTGGGTTATTAGCATTAGTCATAAAACAAATATGAAAGCAAATTACTTAATCGCTAAAATATCCCTCTGGTTGTCATTTATTATCATCTTATTAGTCGGATACTGGTTAATTTATCCCTATAAACCTTTAGTTTTAACTAATGTCAAACTTGACCGAACTGAAGTCAATCGGGGAGAACATATTTTAGTCTCGGCAGATTATTGTAAAAATACTAATAAACAAGCAGATTTATTTATCTCCTTTATTGATGGTCTTGTTTATAATCCACAGCCTCAGGTAATTAATTTAGAAAAAGGTTGTCATCACGCTACTCTTTCAATTTACGTTCCTAAGGCCTTACCTATAGGAGAGTTTAAATTAAAAGGGGTGTTTAGATACAAGATAAATCCCATTAGAATCATTGAGTTTATTAATATTACTGAAAACTTTACAGTAAAATAAATTAAGATTTAAAAAATCTCAATACAATGAGCAATAAACAATACAATGGCAAATTACCGAATACTCCAAGAAACAGGTGAGTTTCTGTTTCAGGAAACAGGGGACAAACTTTTACTTGATGGTTATACCTATACCGAGGTTACTAAGTCTCTTGAGTATGTTTGCCAAAGCATAATTGCCTATCAGGTAACTAAAAGTCTTAAATATACCCTTACCATAACTCAAACTGCGGTTGAAAAGGGTTTAGTTTATTCAGTCTATCAATCTCCCGGTGCAATAACGAAATCTCTTAAATATTGTATAGTTTCTCCGGTATTCCCCACCAAGAGTTTAACTTATGATGTTTTAACTACTCCGGCGGTAATTCAAAAGAGTTTAGGCTATAACATTTTAACTGTTCCGACTGCGATTGGAAAAAGTCTTACTTACGCAATCATAACCCCACCAAAGATTGATAAGGGTTTAGAATATCAAGTTTTAACCGCAATCCATGTTGACAAGACTTTAAAATATACGGTTCTTCCTTTACCGACCGCACTAACAAAGTCTCTAAAATATTGTGTTCGCACTATTCCAAATCTTTTTTACCATTTCCACCTTTTACAGGAAAATGGCGATCACCTTTTACAAGAAGATAGTGGTCTTATTATTCTTGATGGAATTGGCAATAATGTTAAGACTCTAAAATATACAGTTCTAGGCACAATTACTCAAACCAAGTCTCTTAAATATACCCTCTTAACTTTACCCACGGCAATTACAAAGCAACTAACCTATGCCTTAGTTTTATCTACGGCAAAAGGACTTAGACTAGACTACCGGGTTATTAAAAATAATGAAAATGTTGAGCTTTATCATAAAAGAAATACTGTCTATACAACCCAATATTCCAGCAAGGGAACAGTCTATACCTCAAAATATACTGTCAAAGGTACTTCTTATACCTATCTTTATCACCCAGAAGAAACTCATGGAATAGCTAAAAGTTTACAATATGTTATTAGTTAAAATGATATATTAGTGTATGAAATATGAATTAAAATCTTTTAAGGGCGGAAAATCGGATTACTCGGACAGAGGGATTTACGGTTCTTTTAAAGCTAGTAAAAATCTTGATATTAGAGGAACAGAAGATGTCTTAACCTGTAATTATGCCTTAGTAGCAGACGGCACTGGGGCTTCTGGTGCTGATACTATCGTCACTGACCTTATTAATTTCTGGGTAAATGCCACTGATGGTAATACCTACGCTTTTGGAGATACCGGGAAAATCTATAAAAGAACTTCTGCTGGGGTTTGGTCAAATGTTTATACCGACACCGATGGCGAAATCACCGGAGCTTATGAGTGGTTTGATCCGACTACTTCCTATCTTTACTGGACAACTTCAACTAAATTACACCGTCACGTTATCACCGGTAATTGGACGACTGATGTTGACGCCACTACGGCCTCTGTGGCCGCTTCTGGAACACTAACCGTCTCTGATACTCCTCACAACGGAGCTTTGATTTCTATTGGCTCAATTGTCTACACTTTTAGGACAACTCTTTCTACTCCCACAATTGCCAACGAAGTCCTAATTGGTGCTAATGCCGAAGCCGCCATTGATAACTTAGTCAAAGCCATTACTTTGGCTGATACCATTGGCACAAACTATTCTATTGGCACAGAAGTTCACCCTACCTGTACTGCCGTTAAAGCAACTGCTTCAACTATGACAGTTACTGCTAAAACAGTGGGTGATGGTGGAAACTCAATTATTACTGTTCCACAGGGCGATCATCTTGCTTTTGCTCAGCCCACACTCAAGGGCGGTATCACTTATTCTGCTTGGCCTAAAATCAACCTAACTGCTGCTACTTGGCATACTATGACTCAAGCTAATGGTTCTTTAATGATTTGTAACAACAAATTACTGGCGATGGTGGGTTACGATAATTCTTATACCAACGAAGCTCTAAAATTAAGACCGGGAATTACTAGTCAAGCCCTCATAGAAAGAGGTAATCAAGTTCTTATTGGTGGTGGTGATGGTGTCCGGGAGTCTTGGCTTTCTACTTGGGAGCAAACAGCGATGTCTTGGATAGATAAAAACCGAATACCTAGTAAGTCAATCAATGCCATTGTCCAAGCCGAAGTAATCCTAATGTCTTGCGGCGACAATGAGTTATTTTTCTCTGATATGGTCAACAATTTACCGGTTTGTACTCTTGATGGCAAGGCAAATCCCGGAGGGGTGGTAGAAAAGGGTGGATTAGCCCTGTTTGGCCTCTATGGTGGAAGTTTTGGTGGCATTTGGAGTTATGGTCGCACTAAGAAAAATGAGAGTCATACACTCAATTTAGAGCAGTATATTGACGCCGATGAAATTGGTTCTATTTGTAAAATTGCCGGACAGGTTTTTGTCTCTTATCAAAAAGGATCAAGTCATTTGGTTAGAAAGGTAGATACGGCGACAAAAGCCGAAGCAGAATACTACTCACTTGATTTGGTAGCTCCCAAAGAGTCTACTTGGACAACGATAGAATTGACAACCGGGACAATCCCCACAGGTTGTACCATAGCGTGTTATTACGACCTAGACGCTACTGGTAGTTGGACTCAAGCAAAAATGGCTGGTGATATTGCTACCGCAGTTGCCGGGATGAGAGATCCGGTCTTTCTTTGTGGTAGTTATGGCCGAACCTTTAATCTTAAATTAGTCTTAACTCCGAGTGGGACAGCCTCACCGGAAGTTTCTCATATAAATATTAACTTAGAATAATGAGCGATACGATATTAAAACCTACTGTAATTGAGGAGGTTGACTTTCCGGAGATCGGACAGAGTACGACCACGACAACTGGTAGTGGTAATACTGCCGAAGTTCTTACTCCTAATGCCGAGGTTGGCAAGTCATTTCCCCCAGCTTTGATTGCTAGAACAGTTATTGCCGACTCCCTTGATACCCAAAGTAGAAGAATACTGGCTGATTACACCTTTGGAGAATATGGCTCTATTTCAATTGGTAAGTTTGAACCCGGAGTGTCGGGAGATGTCAAAATAAGTCCATCGGGAATTGCGGCAAGAAATAAGATGGGAGAAACTACTATTACTTTAGATGCTACCACCGGAGACGCCACTTTTAAGGGAACAGTTGCGGCTGGATCGTTTATTGCTGGAAATTATTTTACGGTTCAACAGAGTGGTAACTACAAAGGAATATTTATAAATGACGGAACTTATGATGTAATTTTTATTGGTACGGAGGAAACTTAATGCCAACGATTAAGCCAATGTTTAGGGTGGCAAAGGCTGGAAAGAGTTGGGACTCTACCGATCCTAATGATTTTGTTTTCCGAGAGGATCTTAATACTCTAAAAGTAAAAGCGACCGGTAATCTAAACTCTGGTCAAACCTACGCTCACGGTCTTGGTTATATCCCAATTTTCTTTATAATGAATAAATACTCGGCTACTAAGGGCGGATTAATAGGACAAGATACGGTTGGCTCAAATGTCGGTTCTAGTAATCTCACAGCCGGTTCTACGATAAAATATTATGTATTTTATGAACAAGTTATATGACAATTACTCCTAAATTAAAAATTGCCTTACCGGGAAAGAGTGCTTTTTCAGAAGAACCAAGAGATTATGCCTTTAGTTCGGATTATTCAACTGTTCGTATTTTTAAAGAAGCCAAATCTAGCGTTTCAGTTGCCAATGGTGGTTCTTCTACCGTTACCATTGACCACGATTTAGGTTTTGTGCCAATGTGTATGGTTTTTGTAGAGTTTGCGACTGGTCATTATTATTGCGGAGTTGGACTGGCTAATACAGCCGATGGTTTTCCGGGTGGCTATATTTCAGTTTCTCCAAATCCGGCCTCTACTTATGCTGATACGGCTGATTTAGTTTTTACGATTGTCAATACTTCCGGGACAACTAGGACGGTAAACTATCATTATTATATTTTTGCTGATGATGGGATATGACACAAACACCAAGAGTTAGAGTCGCAAAACCCGGAAAAAGTATCTTTTCAAGTGATGTAAGAGATTTTAGGTTTGATGAAAGGTATGCGATGTTTAAATATCACTCAACTACTAATACCTCTGTTACTCTCAACGCTGGTGATACCGAAGCCTCGGCCACAGTTTCTCACGCTCTTGGTTACACTCCGGTCTTTTATTGCCTATTATAAAAGAAGTGATGAGTCTGTTTGGCGGATTTTACCAGACATACCTTATGGAGTTGGCTTTGATTTTTATCCTTGGGCGTATGCGACCACGACCGGGGTGACAGTTGGCTATACTTCGGCCACTCCTTACAGACAATTTGATACTACTGTTTCTGATGGTTATACCAATTGGGGGACTAATGCGGTAATTGCCGCCGGTCAATATGACGGTGATAGTTGGGATTGTGGATATAGATTTGGGAGTGTGGCAGTAGCCAAAAATGCTGGTATTGCTTCGGCTACAATTGAGTTTAGAATAGATACAAAACAAGGTTCTGGAGATGTTTCAATAAAAACGTGGGGAATAGATGAAGATAATGTTGGTTCATTTGGAAGTGATTTGGGAAAATCAAAAACAACTGCTGAAGTAGCTCAAAATATAGCGGCTGGTTCTGGTTCTTATGTTGGAATAAATGTGAAGTCTATTGTGGAAGAAATTACCACAAGATCAGGATGGAGTAATGGTAATGCGATGGGATTTTATACTTTTAATAATGGAACTCCTAATGGCAGATATATTTCTGATGGATTAGGTATGGGAGATGATACTTTTCTAAGAATTGCTTTATCTGGAAGTCTTACTGTTTCTTTTAGAGTTATTATTTTCAAAGACAAAATAGATTAAAAATGATATATTCTTTTTAGTTAAGAAAAAATATGAGAACCAGACTAGATATTAAAAACAAATTAAAGCCAAAACTCTACGCTGTGGGGACTTCTACTTACTTCACCGATACTAGAATAGAGGATCAGATTGACGACTCTTATATTACTGTGGCTTCTGCGAGACAATGGCCGGATATTAAAAAAGGTTTTATTACTAATACTATTGCTAACGAAGATTATTATGATTATCCTGATAATTGCCAAAGTGAATCGGTTTTTAAGATTTCGGTAGATAGTGACTCCAACTATGCTAAATGGGATTTTGAGGATTTTATGAAAGAGGTCGAGGATAATCCAACCTCAACAGTAAAGAAGTTTGCCGAATATGGCCGACAAATCTTTATTTTTCCAACTCCAACAACTACCGGGATCGGCTAATTTAATTCTTTGGGGGGTTATTCAGGCAGCCGCTTTAACCGATGACGGAGATGTGACCATGTTTACCGACTTTGCTGATGTCTTAAATGAAGCCATAGAGCAAGACGCTTATGGTAACTTAATTCAAAATATAGATCCAAATAAATCTTTAGCAGCTATTGCCAATGCCGATAAAATAATTACTAGAGAATATAAAAAAATTGCTGATCGGTTACAAAGAAAGTTAAAAAATGAGCCTCAATTTTTAGTACCTGATTTTTTCTCTAACTCCTCTTCCGGAGAAATAGGAACATTTAATAGATAAAAATATGAAGCAATTACAATTAACAAATAAAAAAAATACCTTAGTGGATGATAAAGATTTTAGTTTACTAAAAAAATATAAATGGCATACTATTTCTAAAACTTATGTCGCCAGAACCGGCAAAGATGGTAAAGAAGTTTTATTACACAGGCAACTATTAAAAGCCCCCGTTGGGATTGAAGTAGACCATATTGACGGAGATCCGCTCAATAATCAGAGAAACAATCTTAGGTTCGCAACTCACGCTGAAAATATCCGAAACAGAACTCACTTAAACAAAAACAATAGAAGTGGTGAAACAGGTGTATCTTGGTTTAAGTTAAGAGGAAAATGGAGAGCGAGAATAATGATAAATGATAAAGAAATAAATTTAGGATTATTTGTTGATAAAAAAGACGCCATAGAAGCTAGAAGAATTGCCTCCAAAAAATACTTCGGTATATTTGCGTTCAATAAAAAATAATTATGCCACAATACACAGCAAATCAATTAGTCCAAATGGGTTACGGCGGTTACGCCGGATGGGGTGATCAGGAGGCTACTGATAATTTTATCGCCACCGGTGGTGCTGGTAAAGGAAGTGGGCCAAGTCCCAATGTAACTCCCTCAACCGTTGCTCCCGGTGCTGTCTCAAATGCTCCACTTCCAACTGCTCCTCCCGGTGGATTTCAACAGGGCGGATGGTATAACGGCCGACAATACTGGAACGGTACTTTTTCTCAACCCGGACAAATACATCCCCAAAGCAATCAGCCGGGGGCTGGTTCAATGGTGTCTCCCGAAATCTTAGCCGCTACTTCTATCGCCTCTGGTAATGCTCCCGGTGCTAATCAAGCCTACATCAACTCTCAATACTCCAATCCATCCGGTGGTACTGGTTCAATCGCTACAAGTGGCGGTACTGGTGCTACTGGACTGGGGAGTATGCTCGGTAGTGGATCTGGAGTCTCTTCAAACCTTAACTTAATGGACGAACAGAAAAAACTTTATGACGCTTCCGGGATAACTCAACTTCAAACAACAATTGCCGGTATCCAAGCCACAATTGATAATATGAAAGCCGACGCTGATAGGGCTAGAGCCGAAGTCAATGAAAATCCATTTTTATCAGAAGCTAGTAGGGTTGGCCGGATCAGAAAAATTGATGAAGCCTTAAATGATAGTCTCCAAAGTGAAGAAGCCAAATTAGCTAATTACAATACTCAAATTACCCAAAAACAAAACGAGATAAATGATAAATTAAACCTACAAATCAAACAATTTGATATTGATAAAGCATTAAGACAAGAAAATAGAGATCTCTTTAATTCCCTTTTATCAACCGGTGCTTTAAATGGAGCGACAGATCAAGATTTGGGCAATCTAGCCACCCAAACCGGACTATCTATTAACTTTATAAAATCCGCTATTCAAGCCTCTCAAAAAGCTGATGTTCAAATAGAAACTCAAACAGATAATAACGGTAACGTGACTATTTTAACTATAGACAAACAAACCGGACAAATTATTAACCAGGTTAGTGCTGGTAAAATAGGCAAAGGGACAACTGGAGGCGGTGCTACTCAATCAGAAATCTCACAAGCATATAAAGATGACGCTGTAGCCGCCGCTAGAAGTGGAGTAACGCTACAAGATATGTTTGCTATTTATTCTGGAACACCTCTTGATCCTAATGATATTTATCAAATATATGTAGCGGCTAACTATTATGGCCCACCAGATAAAAGTGTTTGGACGCCCGAAGTATTATCCAATTACGGAGTTAAAACATCTGGATCAACTCAACCAACAATTAACATAAATGTTCCGAAATAAATATGGTCACACTACCAGCCTCATTTTTACAGAGGAA